TATGTCAGGCTCCCTTATTCCGAACGCCCACCGCGTCCGTCCCGCACATTCCAGCAACGCATCTGGAGGTAACGTGCGGGTATTACTTCGACCTGTTCCGGTACCGGAACTTGGGCTGGTGGTGCTAAAACCGGGCCGTGAATCCATGCAGGTATTTCATAACCCTCGAGTTCTGGTGGAGCCGGAACCGAAAAGCATGCGCGGTCTGCCGTCCGGAGTCGTTCCTGCTGTTCGCCAGCCGCTGGCGGAGGATAAATCATTACTGCCATTTTTCAGCGATGAGCGGGTGATTCGTGCTGCTGGTGGTGCTGGTGCATTGTCTGACTGGCTGTTACGCCACGTTAAATCCTGCCAGTGGCCTCATGGTGACTACCATCACAGTGAAACCGTCATACATCGTTACGGTACCGGCGCGATGGTGTTGTGCTGGCACTGCGACAACCAGCTGCGTAACCAGACTTCCGAATCACTCGGGCAGCTTGCTCACCAAAACCTGTCAGCATGGATGATTGATGTCATCCGCCACGCAATGAATGGCACGCAGGAGCGGGAATTATCGCTGGCTGAATTATCCTGGTGGGCAACCATAAATAACGTAGCGGACGCACTACCGGAGACGGTGTTACGTCGTTCACTGGGATTACGCGCGGAAAAAATTCGCTCAGTATACCGCGAGAGCGACATCGTGCCGGGAGAGCAGACCGCCACCAGCATGCTGAAGCAGCGCACAAAAAATATTGCGCTACTGCCTCACGCCCACCAGCAAAACCCGCCACAGGAAAAGACGGTGGTAAGCATTGCCGTTGATCCGGAGTCACCGGCTCAGTATCTCCAGCGCCAGAAACCACGACGGGAAGAGATGCCTGTATACACGCGTTGGGTAAAAACGCAGAAATGCATGACGTGTGGTAATCAGGCAGATGATCCGCATCACATCATTGGTCATGGACTGGGAGGGATGGGAACAAAGGCTGATGATTTGTTTGTTATTCCGCTGTGCCGTAAATGCCATAGCGAACTACACGCCGGGGTAAAAGATTTTGAAGAAAAACACGGCAGCCAGCTGTTGTTGCTGATTCGTTTTTTAATGCACGCGAGAAATTCGGGTGTCCTGAAGTGGAAAGCATGAATGACTGAACGCATAGAATTTGTTTTGCCTTACCCGCCAACGGTGAACACTTACTGGCGACGTCGTGGCAGCACATATTTTGTATCAAAAGCCGGTGAGCGTTATCGCCGTGATGTGGCGCTTATTGTTCGCCAGCAGCGGCTGAAATTAAACCTGTCCGGAAGGCTGGCGATAAAGATTATTGCAGAGCCACCGGATAAACGTCGTCGTGACCTGGACAATATCCTGAAAGCACCACTGGATGCGCTGACGCATGCCGGACTTCTCATAGACGACGAGCAGTTTGATGAAATCAATATTGTGCGCGGTCAGCGCGTTCCTGGGGGGCGGCTGGGCGTGAAGATTTACAAAATTGAGAGTGAGTGATCGTAAATATGATATACCCGGAAATTACAGGCAAAAGCGGCGAGCATTTACGTCTAAAAACGCTGGAAGCCGTCTGGATCCAGGGGAAATTACGGATGTGGGGGCGTTGGTCGTATATAGGTGGTGGCAAACCAGGAAATATGTTCAATCAGTTGCTGGCATCCAAAAAACTGACAAAAACCGCAATCAATGAAGCCCTGCGTAGAATCAGGGAGTCAGGGATTGATAAACCAGAGCTGGAAGCATTCTTGCGAGAGATGATCGCTGGCAGACAGAAGAGCTGGTTGTCTCACTGTACTGATGCAGAGGCGTTACGCATTGATGGGGTGATAAGTAAAGCGCTTGCACGTTATCCTGGATTGATTGATATCCTGCGGCAAAGGTACGAAGGGCGGGGGATGAGTAAACGCAAAATGGCTGAATTGTTGAATGAGGTGCACCCGGAATGGTGTTTTAGTACATGCGAAAAGCGAATTGCTAATTGGTTAGCTGTTGCTGAATATGCGCTATACATCCCTATGCGAGAATCGTTTGCTCAAAAAATGTCTTGATTTTTTACGCATAAACTGTTTCAATCCAGCTACGCTTCGCAAAGCTATACCGCGAGGCGAATAGCAGACATGGACACCTGAAAGAACCCGCTTTATGCGGGTTTTTTTGTGCCCGAAAAGCGGTACAGGACGTTAAATGCGCTGGTGGTTGCGAATGCCGGTCTTTCAGCTTGCTGGCTTTTTCGACAAGAGGTATTGGTATGTCACGTTAACCGGGAAAGGGAAAAAGGCATGCTAAAACAGCAGGATATGACCGAAACCGCCAGAGTGGTGTTTAATGAATTAAGCATCACCGAACCGGCGACCGTCGGGGAAATTGCGCAGAATACTTACCTTTCACGCGAACGCTGCCAGTTAATACTGACTCAGCTTGTTATGGCGGGTCTGGCAGATTATCAGTTCGGTTGTTACAGACGCCTTCCGCAGTGAAGGCTTTTTAATTTGTGGTAATGGGCGGCTGGGGGGTGTTAGCGGCACCTGCCAGCCATCTGCTCATGCGTTGGGGTCACAAGCAAACCTCAGGCCCATCTGCTTTGCGCAAAAGCGGTATGAGCCTATCAGAGAAGTGCTTATTGATCTATGACTAATACTGTAAAAATATCCAGTTGTGAGTTGATCAACGCTGATTGCCTGAAATTTATCCAGACCTTACCGGAAAACTCTGTCGATCTGATAGTCACAGACCCGCCATACTTTAAAGTGAAGCCCGAGGGCTGGGATAACCAGTGGGAGGGCGACGATGATTACCTGAAATGGCTGGACCAGTGTCTGGCGCAGTTCTGGCGGGTACTGAAGCCTGCCGGAAGTCTTTACCTGTTCTGTGGTCATCGCCTGGCATCTGACACCGAAATCATGATGCGTGAGCGCTTTAATGTGCTGAACCACATTATCTGGGCGAAGCCGTCCGGACGCTGGAACGGGTGCAATAAGGAAAGTCTGCGGGCGTATTTTCCGGCAACAGAGCGCATTCTGTTTGCAGAACATTATCAGGGACCGTATCGCCCGAAAGATGATGGCTATGTGGCACAGGGGCGCGAGCTAAAACAGCACGTCATGGCCCCGCTGATTTCTTACTTTCGTGATGCGCGTAAATCACTGGGAATAACGTCAAAACAGATAGCGGAAGCCACCGGAAAGAAAAACATGGCTTCGCACTGGTTTGGTACCAGTCAGTGGCAGTTACCGAACGAGGGTGATTACAACAAATTGCAGGCGTTGTTTGCGCGTGTTGCGGCAGAAAAACATCAGCGCGGGGAACTGGAAAAGCCACACCACCAGCTGGTCAGCACATACAGTGAGCTGAACCGGCAGTACACGGAACTGCTGAGTGAATATAAAAATTTGCGGCGGTATTTCGGTGTGACGGCGCAGGTTCCGTACACCGATGTCTGGACGCATAAACCGGTGCAGTACTATCCAGGGAAACATCCGTGCGAAAAACCGGCAGAAATGCTGCAGCAGATAATCAACGCGAGCAGTCGTCCGGGAGACCTGGTTGCAGATTTTTTTATGGGTTCAGGTTCAACGGTAAAAGCGGCGATGGCACTGGGGCGTTGTGCGATTGGTGTTGAGCTGGAGACAGGACGTTTTGAACAGACAGTCAGGGAAGTTCAGGATTTAATCGTTTGAAACGGATGAGATTGCAGAATTAATTACGCACCATTATTATTCTGCTCCCGGCCCTTTAGCTCAGTGGTGAGAGCGAGCGACTCATAATCGCCAGGTCGCTGGTTCAAATCCAGCAAGGGCCACCATCACATACCGCCATTAGCTCATCGACAGAGAGTGCCAGCTTTCGAAACTGGCTGTGTGGGGCTCGGGTCCCCGATGGCAATCCATTATCTGCATTATGCGTTGTTAGCTCAGCCGGACAGAGCAATTGCCTTCTAAGCAATCGGTCACTGGTTCGAATCCAGTACAACGCGCCACGCTTATTTTTCCAGGCTCGCTTTGGCGGGCCTTTTTCATATCCGCGCCCGTTATGAAGCGCCACCGCGTTCTGCTAATGCTGAAGCCCTTCGTCAGCTGACTGATGTTGCAGATACTGATGATACTGTGAATGTGCTGTGTCTGTGTCTGGATATCGCTGACCAGGACGGTATCGGTCAGGAAGAAGAAGCGCAACTGAAGAAAATTGCGCAGGCGCTGCAGTTGCCGCTGGAGCAGTACCTGTGAAAAGTGCGCGCCTTGTGCTGGCTGTCATCCTGTTGTTTCTGGTAGTGATGGTGGATTTCACCGGACGACTGATGTCAGTGCTGGCAGATGGTGTGCTGGTGGCGATGGCGCTGATCGTGCTCCGGCCTTTACTGCGAAAATCTGAATAACATCACACAAAAGGCATCTGCGGGTGCCTTTGACGGGGTGTTTTTTTACGGGTCGCTGGTGGCCCTTTTTTTATTTTCAGGAGGAAGTATGTCTGAACCCTTATCCGGTTCCGGCACGGCTGCGGCGCTGGGTGGCGCGACGGTAACGGTACAGAAAGACGGACGGCGAGTGGAGTTTACGGCCACTTCCGTGTCTGACCTGAAAAAATACATTGCGGAGCTGGAGGTGCAGACCGGCATGACACAGCGACGCAGGGGACCTGCAGGATTTTATGTATGAAAACGCCCACCATTCCCACCCTTCTGGGACCGGACGGCATGACATCGCTGCGTGAATATGCCGGTTATCACGGCGGTGGCAGCGGATTTGGTGGGCAGTTGCGGGCGTGGAACCCACCGGGTGAAAGTGTGGATGCAGCCCTGCTGCCCAACTTTACCCGTGGCAATGCCCGCGCAGACGATCTGGTACGCAATAACGGCTATGCCGCCAACGCCATCCAGCTGCATCAGGATCATATCGTCGGGTCTTTTTTCCGGCTCAGTCATCGCCCAAGCTGGCGCTATCTGGGCATCGGGGAGGAAGAAGCCCGTGCCTTTTCCCGCGAGGTTGAAGCGGCATGGAAAGAATTTGCCGAGGATGACTGCTGCTGCATTGACGTTGAGCGAAAACGCACGTTTACCATGATGATTCGGGAAGGTGTGGCCATGCACGCCTTTAACGGTGAACTGTTCGTTCAGGCCACCTGGGATACCAGTTCGTCGCGGCTTTTCCGGACACAGTTCCGGATGGTAAGCCCGAAGCGCATCAGCAACCCGAACAATACCGGCGACAGCCGGAACTGCCGTGCCGGTGTGCAGATTAATGACAGCGGTGCGGCGCTGGGATATTACGTCAGCGAGGACGGCTATCCTGGCTGGATGCCGCAGAAATGGACATGGATACCCCGTGAGTTACCCGGCGGGCGCGCCTCGTTCATTCACGTTTTTGAACCCGTGGAGGACGGGCAGACCCGCGGTGCAAATGTGTTTTACAGCGTGATGGAGCAGATGAAGATGCTCGACACGCTGCAGAACACGCAGCTGCAGAGCGCCATTGTGAAGGCGATGTATGCCGCCACCATTGAGAGTGAGCTGGATACGCAGTCAGCGATGGATTTTATTCTGGGCGCGAACAGTAAGGAGCAGCGGGACAGGCTGACCGGCTGGATTGGTGAAATTGCCGCGTATTACGCCGCAGCGCCGGTCCGGCTGGGAGGCGCAAAAGTACCGCACCTGATGCCGGGTGACTCACTGAACCTGCAGACGGCTCAGGATACGGATAACGGCTACTCCGTGTTTGAGCAGTCACTGCTGCGGTATATCGCTGCCGGGCTGGGTGTCTCGTATGAGCAGCTTTCCCGGAATTACGCCCAGATGAGCTACTCCACGGCACGGGCCAGCGCGAACGAGTCGTGGGCGCACTTTATGGGGCGGCGAAAATTCGTCGCATCCCGTCAGGCGAGCCAGATGTTTCTGTGCTGGCTGGAAGAGGCCATCGCTCGCCGCGTGGTGACGTTACCTTCAAAAGCGCGTTTCAGCTTTCAGGAAGCCCGCAGCGCCTGGGGGAACTGTGACTGGATAGGCTCCGGTCGTATGGCCATCGATGGTCTGAAAGAAGTACAGGAAGCGGTGATGCTGATAGAAGCCGGACATGGGAACGTCAGCCACCATGACATCCGGTGAGCAGTCCGGTGCTGTGATACGTGGTGTTTTTGATGACCCTGAAAATATCAGCTATGCCGGACAGGGCGTGCGCGTTGAAGGCTCCAGCCCGTCCCTGTTTGTCCGGACTGATGATGTGCGGCAGCTGCGGCGCGGCGACACGCTGACCATCGGTGAGGAAAACTTCTGGATAGACCGGATTTCGCCGGATGATGGCGGAAGCTGTCATCTCTGGCTTGGGCGGGGCGTACCGCCTGCCGTTAACCGTCGCCGCTGAAAGGGGGATGTATGGCCATAAAAGGTCTTGAGCAGGCCGTTGAAAACCTCAGCCGTATCAGCAGAACGGCGGTGCCCGGTGCCGCCGCAATGGCCATTTCCGTCGGACAGTATAAAGCCGCCATGCGTATGCTGCCTGCACAGTTCACTGACGTGGCCACGCAGCTTGCAGGCGGGCAAAGTCCGTGGCTGATCCTGCTGCAACAGGGTGGTCAGGTGAAGGACTCCTTCGGCGGGATGATCCCCATGTTCAGGGGGCTTGCCGGTGCGATCACCCTGCCGATGGTGGGGGCCACCTCGCTGGCGGTGGCGACCGGTGCGCTGGCGTATGCCTGGTATCAGGGCAACTCAACCCTGTCCGATTTCAACAAAACGCTGGTCCTTTCCGGCAATCAGGCGGGACTGACGGCAGATCGTATGCTGGTCCTGTCCAGAGCCGGGCAGGCGGCAGGGCTGACGTTTAACCAGACCAGCGAGTCACTGACGGCGCTGGTGAATGCCGGTGTGCGTGGTGGTGAGCAGTTTGAGGCGATCAGCCAGAGTGTGGCGCGTTTCTCCTCTGCATCCGGCGTGGAGGTGGACAAGGTCGCTGAAGCCTTCGGGAAGCTGACCACAGACCCGACGTCGGGACTGACAGCGATGGCACGTCAGTTCCATAACGTGACGGCGGAGCAGATTGCGTATGTTGCTCAGTTGCAGCGTTCCGGAGATGAAGCCGGGGCATTGCAGGCGGCGAACGAGGCCGCAACGAAAGGGTTTGATGACCAGACCCTCCGCCTGAAAGAGAACATGGGCACGCTGGAGACCTGGGCAGACAGGACAGCACGGGCATTCAAATCCATGTGGGATGCGGTGCTGGATATTGGTCGCCCGGACACTGCCCAGGGAATGCTGGAGAAAGCAGAAAAGGCTTTTGATGAGGCGGACAAAAAATGGCAGTGGTATCAGAGCCGGAGCCACCGGCGCGGTAAAACCTCAGCATTTCTTGCCAATCTCCGGGGAGCATGGGAGGACAGAGCGAATGCGCAACTTGGGCTTTCAGCCGCCACGTTGCAGGCCGATCTTGAAAAGGCCAGAGAGATGGCAGCAAAGGACTGGGCCGAGTCTGAGGCATCACGGCTGAAATATACCGAAGAGGCGCAGAAGGCTTACGAACGCCTGCAGACGCCGCTGGAGAAATATACCGCTCGTCAGGAAGAACTGAACAAGGCACTGAAAGACGGGAAAATCCTGCAGGCAGATTACAACACGCTGATGGCGGCGGCGAAAAAGGACTATGAAGCGACGCTGAAAAAGCCGAAGCAGTCCGCTGCGGGAGAGCGTCAGGAAGATCGAGCACATGCAGCTCTTCTTGCGTTACAAGCTGAACTAAAAATGCTTGAGCAGCATAGTGGAGCGAATGAAAAAATCAGCCAGCAGCGCCGGGATTTGTGGAAGGCGGAGAGTCAGTTCGCGGTACTGGAGGAGGCGGCGCAACGTCGCCAGCTGTCTGCACAGGAGAAATCCCTGCTGGCGCATAAAGATGAGACGCTGGAGTACAAACGCCAGCTGGCTGCACTTGGCGACAAGGTCACCTATCAGGAACACCTGAACGCGCTGGCACAGCAGGCGGATAAATTCGCACAGCAGCAACGGGCAAAACGGGCCGCCATTGATGCGAAAAACCGGGGGCTGACTGACCGGCAGGCAGCGAGGGAAGCCACGGAACAGCGCCTGAAGGAACAGTATGGCGATAATCCTCTGGCGCTGAATAACGTCATGTCAGAGCAGAAAAAGACCTGGGCAGCTGAAGACCAGCTTCGCGGGAGCTGGATGGCAGGCCTCAGGTCAGGCTGGAGTGAGTGGAAAGAGAGCGCCACGGACAGTATGTCGCAGGTTAAAAGTGCTGCCACGCAGACCTTTGATGGTATTGCACAGAATATGGCGGCGATGCTGACCGGCAGTGAGCAGAACTGGCGCAGCTTCACCCGTTCCGTGCTGTCCATGATGACAGAAATTCTGCTTAAGCAGGCAATGGTGGGAATTGTCGGGAGTATCGGCAGCGCCATTGGCGGTGCTGCCGGTGGTGGCGCATCAGTGTCAGGCGGTACAGCCATTCAGGCTGCTGCGGCAAAATTCCATTTTGCGACCGGGGGATTTACGGGAACTGGCGGCAAATATGAGCCAGCGGGGATTGTTCACCGTGGTGAATTTGTCTTCACGAAGGAGGCAACCAGCCGGATTGGCGTGGGAAATCTCTACCGGCTGATGCGCGGCTATGCGGAAGGTGGTTATGTGGGCGGTGCCGGAAGTCCGGCGCAGATGCGGCGGGCGGAAGGCATTAATTTTAATCAGAACAATCACGTGGTGATTCAGAACGACGGTACGAATGGTCTGCCAGGTCCACAGATGATGAAGGCAGTGTATGACATGGCCCGTAAGGGGGCCCGTGATGAAATTCAGGCACAGATGCGCGATGGTGGTCTGTTCTCCGGAGGTGGACGATGAAGACCTTCCGCTGGAAAGCGAAACCCGGTATGGATGTGGCTTCGGCCCCTTCCGTAAGAAAGGTGCGCTTTGGTGATGGCTATTCTCAGCGAGCGCCTGCCGGGCTGAACGCTGACCTGAAAACGTACAGCGTGACGCTGTCTGTCTCCCGTGAGGAGGCCACGGCGCTGGAGTCGTTTCTGGCTGAGCACGGGGGCTGGAAAGCCTTTCTGTGGACGCCGCCTTATGAGTGGCGGCAGATAAAGGTGACCTGCGCAAAATGGTCGTCGCGGGTCAGTATGCTGCGTGTTGAGTTCAGCGCAGAGTTTGAACAGGTGGTGAACTGATGCAGGATATCCGGCAGGAAACACTGAATGAATGCACCCGTGCGGAGCAGTCGGCCAGCGTGGTGCTCTGGGAAGGTGAAAGTGAGCCGGGTTCCTGACGGCGTTGCCGAGTACAGCGTGTGGGGGCTGAAGCTGCCGACGCTGCGCCAGCGCCTGTTCCGCTGTGTGAGTATCCGTGAGAACGACGACGGTACGTATGCCATCACTGCAGTGCAGCATGTACCGGAGAAAGAAGCCATCGTGGATAACGGGGCGCACTTTGACGGTAACCAGAGCGGCACGGTGAATGGTGTCACGCCGCCAGCAGTGCAGCATCTGACCGCCGAAGTCACCGCAGACAGCGGGGAATACCAGGTGCTGGCCCGCTGGGACACGCCGAAGGTGGTGAAGGGGGTGAGCTTTATGCTTCGCCTGACCGTGGCAGCGGATGACGGCAGTGAGCGGCTGGTCAGCACGGCCCGGACGACGGAAACCACTTACCGCTTCACACAACTGGCTCTGGGGAACTACAGGCTGACAGTCCGGGCAGTAAATGCATGGGGACAGCAGGGCGATCCGGCGTCGGTATCGTTCCGGATTGCCGCACCGGCAGCGCCGTCGCGGATTGAGCTGACGCCGGGCTATTTTCAGATAACCGCCACGCCGCATCTTGCCGTTTATGATCCGACGGTACAGTTTGAGTTCTGGTTCTCGGAAAAGCGGATTGCGGATATCAGGCAGGTTGAAACCACAGCCCGCTATCTTGGCACGGCGCTGTACTGGATAGCCGCCAGTATCAATATCAAACCGGGCCATGATTATTATTTTTACGTTCGCAGTGTGAACACCGTTGGCAAATCGGCATTCGTGGAGGCTGTTGGTCAGCCGAGTGATGACGCATCCGGCTATCTGGATTTTTTCAAAGGCGAGATAGGGAAAACCCATCTGGCTCAGGAGCTGTGGACGCAGATTGATAACGGTCAGCTTGCGCCTGACCTGGCTGAAATCAGGACATCCATTACGGATGTCAGCAATGAAATCACACAGACCGTCAATAAGAAACTGGAAGACCAGAGTGCGGCAATTCAGCAGATACAGAAGGTTCAGGTTGATACAAATAATAACCTGAACAGCATGTGGGCTGTGAAGCTGCAGCAGATGCAGGACGGACGCCTTTATATCGCGGGTATTGGTGCCGGTATTGAGAACACCCCTGACGGCATGCAGAGTCAGGTGCTGCTGGCGGCAGACAGGATTGCGATGATTAATCCTGCGAATGGCAACACAAAGCCGATGTTTGTTGGTCAGGGCGATCAGATATTCATGAACGAAGTGTTCCTGAAACGCCTGACGGCTCCCACCATTACCAGCGGCGGTAATCCTCCGGCATTTTCCCTGACACCGGACGGGCGGCTGACGGCGAAAAATGCCGATATCAGCGGTAACGTGAATGCGAACTCCGGGA